AGTAGTGCCGCATGAATCTCAGAGGATCATGCTCGTCGCTGCTCCCCGTTCTGGAACGAAGCCGAGAAGGACTTCTCTCGCTTTTCCGGAATGACCGGTCCAGACCACGGACGTTAAGGTTGTCACCCAGATGTTTGCGCGTATAGGCCGTTTCTGTCTGGTCTTTTTCACCCAGCGCAACTTTCCGCAAGCCTACCCTTATAAATCAAATAAACGAAATAAAAAGGTAGGACACAATACGGATAAACATTTTACGCAGACATCTCTAATAGCTCAGACCAATGAATAGAGGTAAGGTGCGAGACGGACGGCAAGGCCTGTCATCGTCAGATCACCTGTTGCATCAAGGGTCACATAACCTGGTTCATTGACTTTGATCCTGGCAGACTGCATCGCGGAAGTAGCAGCACCAGAGACAACCGCATTCAGGACGGAGACTGTAACTCCCGCGCCCACAGCCGCAAGGACTGTGTTCACGAGGGTGGTTCCCGTCTTATAAAGGGTCATCAGGTACTCACCTGGGTCGGCAAAATGCAGGGTGGTCGGGTTGGCCACATTCACATGTAGACCTCCCTCGATCGCCGGAGCATCCCCTAATGGGGCCGCCTTTGAGATGGTACCTCCTGCTGTGATACGCCGCGAGTTTGCCTCGATCTCAGCTAAATGGTTAAGCTGAGGTGTGATCAGCTCGATGACATACGATACATAGATCTCACCAACAGAGGTCCCAACAAGTCCGGCGTCCAGGCCGCTAGTCGCGACGAATAAATGACCTACATCATAGGTCTTTACGTCGAGGTTAGCAGCCAGGTCTCCGTACCTGTTGAACTTCTGAGGGAGCTTGAGCAGATCTGGTCTATCGCAATTTAGGTCACAGGACCCCCAAACTGGGGCGGAAATCGCCTCATGGTTGGAAAGGAACTGGGACTTGTTTGCGGGCGCCGGATCAGCCGCATCGTAGTCAACGAGAAGCATCACACGACCTCCAGACGCCGAGCCTACCGCCGACCGATACTCATACCTGAGTTTCAGGAAACGATAAGACTCGTAGTTGTAGGCCATATGGCAGAGCCACGGGAAAGCCAAGTCAATTCCGGGGTTAATTGGAATGTTAACCGCCACGCCATACCCCGCTGAACCGGGGATCACATCCGCCACGAATTCCGTGTTGGTGACCACAATCCTTCCATCACTGGAACTATTGGAGATCACCTTCCCGGGATTCTTGGTTCGGATCTGACCGACGGTAGCAGGTGCAAGAATATACTTGCCCTCTGGCGCGGAGGCCGGACGCTTGGTGCCCTTCTTGGGCTTATTCGCTTGTTTCGCTTGAGATTTCTTCATCCTATATGGGATGCCGCCGATGAAGTGGCGGGACTGTACATCAGAATCAAACCCGCTCTCTTGGGGAAGAGAGGACCGGGGAGCGCCGTGCAGTCTCTTGGCATTCTGGATAGCACTAAAATAATAGTTTTGGGCTATTACAGATTCTAACCCCATATGGCGTTTCGTGCCACACGGCCCGAAGGCATTAGTTACCGGAGTGACTAGCTCACATGGACACGAACGAAATCTCTCTCCTCCCATGTAGGGGATGAGAGGGAAAGATTCCATACGTGAGTTTGGGATAGTACAGCCTGCCCATCGGTGGGCAGACTGGTCCTGGTGTGACAAAGAACTGAACAGTTCGGTACTGTTCAATGGTATCCAACGAACAAGGTTTCAAGCGGTAATCTGTCTTGAAAAGCCTCCTTGTTAGTGAAACTTCTGAAAGTTCTTTACACCGTTCTACACCGCTCCTAAGTTGCTCAAGATAACAAAACTTCTCAAGCCAAGGATCACGGTCGGCCTCAACCTCGCCTGGTTCTCGAACATAATCGCCCACAATCATCCGAACATCTCGGAAAGCGTGGACGTATTCGGAGCGAGGGATCCTGAAACCTGTCGACTTAAACAAAGCCAACTTTGGATTATTAATAAATCGAGCTGCGAGAAGACGCTGACCACGCGTAATCCGAAGACTAGGTGGGGCCAGTGCCGGGTCCACCCCAAAGCCACCCAGATGAACTGGAATGTACCAATTCGGCCGGATAGGTCCAGAGAAAAGACTCTCCCAACGCTTGAAGGCGTCAGGAATCACGCAGCGGGACCACGGACAACTTTTAACCATTCGTGAGAGCTCCCGCCCAATTTGGGTAGGGGTAGCCAACGAATTGCCCGATTTAAGGGCGTGCCCGTTCATTATCCTTTGGTTCAGGTATCCGACGCGAACCATCTTCCCTCCTCTGAGGACAAACAGCTGTGAGTTGATCATAGCTGTGTCCGGGGATAGATAGTTCTTACCTGCGGAAAGCTGAAACCCAACCTCAGCTGAAACCTTCTTAAAGATCTCGTACAACTCAGTGTTACACAAGAACAGAAGGTCGTCCCCATTAATTAATGCCTTCTTCCACAAAGTGTGAAGAAGGCCCTGGCGTAACCACCTGCTCATTTCATCTGGAGCAGCGGCCACCCAACGCTTAAGGGACAAACGATAAACAGTGAGGTTGATAGAACACAAAAGCGGAAACGAAAGTGGATGACCCATCAATTGCCCTTCCACCTGCTGATCCCAGCCACCAGAATATTTATTCCGGTCAGCCTCAGGAATTTCATTTAAGAACTTCTGAGTAGGAACAGGGTAGGAGATGCTACCAGGTTGTAGTGAGAGATATCCCCACTCCCATCCACTAAACTTAGGGACCCCCCTATAGGAGGCCAACGTCGCCGCACGAGGTAACAGATCAGTAGCTGATTTGTAATCTGCGGAGGCCCACAGGTCAAACCCTGCGGGTCTCGTGGACCACATCTCATTTACTTTTTCCGTTAGATCATCGTGGAGCATGGTCGAACTAGGATTTTGCTTCCAACAGTCGATGAGTGAACCCTGAATTGGTTGTACAGAAGATACCAGAGCCGTCCGAGCTTTCGTAATTATACGAAACTTGGATGGCTCCGGGATCGCCTGAACCCCCATGTCAAGAGCCGTACCTTCATTATAAAGGTTTACCACCTCATCGAGAGAGGACAAGAAGTTCGTCTTCCGCCACTCCTCCGATGTCCGCACCACCTCTCGCAAGCCTCCCAAGGCTGCTAACTTCCCATGAAGGAAAGTAGGTGCTGGCACAGGAAAAACGTACTTTGGGTAATGGGCTAAACCGCCACCATTGGCGCGAGTGTTCTCCATGGTCGCAGAGGTCGAAGGAATGAACTTACTGAACGACTGTTTATTGATTTTTTCAAAAATTTCAGTGGACGTCCTCATAAGCTCTTCCTCAACCTCAACCGATAGGACACGGCCCGGTTTTCCCGTACATATACGATCATGGTGATCCATCAAGGAACCTACCATTTG